CGATATATTGGCGGACTTGCCAAGCGCATTTATAGCTTTGTGCAATGGATCTTTAGGATCAAATGTGGTTTCAAAGTTTGGTTTGCCACGAAGTTCAACCCAAGACTTTTCTTTTGTATCCCACATCTTAAGTACACCCATGTTCTTGTCACGGATATATTTAAGCTTAATGCCTTCAGAAATATATTGTTTAAAACTATCCACCAAACTCGTGTCCTGCAACGCGTTTCATTTGTTTGTTGAATTCTGCCTGGGAAGGTTTTTCTTTATACAATTTAATGGAAATCTCAGGTCGGTCTTTACCTTTAATTCTCCAATTCAAGCCCTTTTCTTTGTGCTCTGGTTTTGTAGTTTTGACTACTCTGCGCTTATAACCAGCTTCCCAAGTTTCAGATCCTTCGACAACGGGTTTAGTTACAAAATCTTTAAATCTAAGCATTTTTAGTTTCCACATTTTTGGTAGCGGTTTCACACTTGCCGCAACATTGTGGCGTACCGCAATGCTGGTGTTCATTTAATTTCGGGGCTGGTTCTTTAATCAATGTCATCATGTTTCACGGTATATACTTTACCGTCTCCTGTTCTTATTCTCGCACGTCCTGTATCTTTGTCTGTGCCGACAAATATTCCGGCGAGATTTTCTTCTTCATCTGTAATTAAAACGTGTTTAAACGTAACAGAGTCTCCACGACTTATATTAGAATTTAAAGAAGCTTCTTCAATTTCTTGTCCTGGCGTGCTTTTTTTATAGTTTTTAGTTAACTCGTCAGTTCCCCATTCTCTTTCGTCTGGAGAATCTTCGTTGTTTTTTTCAGCTTTATAACCGTATTTTTTAAGAAGTTGATTTCTTTTTAATAAATTTTTTGAACCCGATTTTACTTCACCATATTTTTTTATGTATTCCATTTCTAATTTACGTGGGCCGTGCTGAATATTTGTAAGTGTTGCTATTTGATTAGTTATATCTGCAAGATCTTCACCTTGTGAGACGTGTTTATGTATCTTATCAAGAAGTTTATCTAACATAGTTTGTTCGCTTAATCCAGAAATCTCATTTTCTTGGTTAGTTGTCAAACTAAAGTCTTCCTTTCTAACTTTATCAGCTAAGTCTTTATCTGCTTTTCCCCAGGTTCCTTTACCTTTGGTCGCAAACGAATTAACTCTAGCGAAACCCCATTGAGTTGGGTTTGTTCCGGGTCTATGGCCTGTTCTCCAGGCAGCGACTCCTCTATCAAAAACTGTTTTTAAAACACCATACGATATTCCTGTCTTTTCTGATTTTTTCTTTAATGCTACTTTTGGATCTGCTTCCATTAAAACGTCAAACTCTTCAGACATGATAAACTCACCCATATCAGAAACAAGTTTTGAAATATCCTCAGCAAAATCTTCGTGATTTTCGTTTACTTGGTGTTGTTCTTTTGGTTTAAACATTCTAAAGCGCTTATCAAACTTAACAGAACCATTTTTTTCCAAGGCCATATGTGGTCTTTTTTTAACTTTAGTATCGCCAAGACACGCTTCACCGAACATGTCTTTAAATTTCTTTGTGTGTACAGAAGGCTTTGTTTTAGCTTCCTTATCTCCAGGTGCGGGTTTATATGCGTCTGGGTTATCGTCATCCATTTTACCGTACTTTGCAAAATGGCGAGCTCTATCATCCTTCTTATCTTTTTCTACGCCTTTATAATAACTTTTTGGCTGAGATCCAGGCATGTCCTTTACATCAGGATCCTGCGACTTTTCAGATCTTGATTCCATAAACAAGTCAAACATGTTATTAATTTCGTAAATGTCTTCTTTCTTTTGCGGATTTAAAACACTTGCAAGACGCTCTTTTTCAGCGGTTCGGACTTTTGGTAACAGTCGAGTTGCAATACGATCTATTGTTTTACCTGGAATTTTTTGCAATCTTTTGTCCAAAGTAATCTTTTCAGCTGTTGACATTGCAGAATATTTCTTATTTACAGATAACCTATTTCGCATAAAATTAAGTGCTGCTTTTCTAGATCGCGATAACAGTTTATCCTTTGGAGCCATTTTTCTTTTAGCTCTTTCCTTCGCCATCTTTATCTTTGTTTTATATCTTCTCATAATCAAACCCCGTTTTCTTCTCTGTTGAATAGAGAGAGGTCCGCTTTCTGCGAGGTTATCTTCGTTATCTTCTGCTAGTTCTTCAGAAATGTTCATACCCTTGCGGATATCGTTCATAATCTGTACTGCTGATCCTTTTAGTTTGTTAGGTAATCCCTGCTTAAAAGAAGCAATGTCGCCGGTTGCAGCGGCCGCTCTCATTTTAGAAGCTGACATTCCAGATACACTATCAGAGTCGGGATCTCTTTCGCCTGCTGATACTATTTCGATGTTTTCAAAACTATAGTCAAGCTCGTTATATTTGTTTAAAAGGGCTTCGAATTCCTTAACTCTGTCAGAACCTACTACTAATACAAGTTCAGTATATTTTTTAGACAATTCTTTTAAAACTTCGATAATTGTTCTTGCAGGTGATTTTTTCACAATCGCACCAAAAGCTTTTTGGCCAAGGGCAATTTTCTTGTCATATGACAAAGGATTATTTCTTGAGTCTTGTGAATGAGACATGTAAACCGCGGCATCAGCTTTGCGCTTAACTGCTACGGATATAACTTTGTTTATTAATTTTTCATGTCCAACAGTAACAGGATTAAATCTACCGAAACTTGCAACTACAGTTTTTTTCAAAGCTTCGCTCATAGTCGGCGCGGTTTCAATATGATTACTTGGATCATGGCTTTTTAATTTTTTAAGATCTTTTTTCTTATTCTTAATATCTTTAGACATCAAATACCCCTAGGTAGTGCAAGTTTATTTTTAATATTTTTCAAGCTGATTATTAATTTATTTATAATACTAGTCCCTTAGTATAAAATTACTTTTAGAAAAAAACGTATTCATACAATATTCCCTTTCTACAGGATAGTCATGAGGACACCCTCTTTCTCTTTTTTTCTCAGGATCTGTAAAAGTTGCGGATTCTTTCCAATCAAACCCGTATACAGTAACATTTTTTGGATTGCATGTCGATATGTAATCGAGTGTAATTAACCCAGTTGTTGGATTTCTATGTCTGCCTGACTTTAGCTTTAAAGGCTTATACAAACTTTCAGGATATACAAAATCGATAGCATGAATATTGTTTGGAGTTCTTGCTTGGTGACCTGCATGCATTTTTTTAACGTGCCCGGGTATTTTGCTGAAAAAACTCTTATATTCAGATGTACTCCAAAATACCCAAACGTTAGTTTTCTTGCCGTGACTAAGTTTTACGTCCATTCTCGTGTATAACATCGCAGCCTTATTTAATCTTACTACCACGTCGTGAGAATCAATTTCATCCCCGTGTTGCTTTTTAAATAAAGCCATTGCATTGCCAACGACGGCAACTGTTTTTCCTTCAAACCATTCTTTCATTTTTTTAATTTAAAAACCTCTTTTTGCTTTTCGAAAAACCGCCTATGGCAATAGTCTTCTTCTAAAGCAAAGTTGTGTCTTTCGTCAATCATTTTTTTATCATGAAATGAGGGTGTTTTTTTCCAATCAAAACCGTAAACATTTACAGTCTTTGGGTTGTATAAAGATATTAAATGTAATATTCTTAGTCCAGTTGACGGCCGGTGATGACCTAAATCAGCTTTTAACCATTCTGCATCTATTGCAGGATGGTGCAAAATTTCAACGATATGATCGCATGTTTTACTTGTCATTCGGTTTGGGTTCATTGTTTTAAACCAATTTAAAAACCATACATCAGTTCGGTTTCCGTGAGATACTAAATCTTGTGGCTTTAACATAAAAAAACCGCGTTTAATTCTACAAACAATTTCAGCTGTATCTATTTCTTTACCGTATTTGCTATCAAACAAACTTCTTGCGTTGCCAACGACGGAAACAGTTTTTCCTTCAAACACTTCTTTCATAATATATTACAATCCGTATTGCTGGCTATAATCCATATATATTCTTTCGCGATGCCATTCATCTGCCATGGGCGTTGTTGCAAAATCGTGAAAGCACGGAGTACCCAATGTATAATGCAAAAGCTTAGCTTCTTTATTTTCGCCGAGCTCGTCTGGCAACCAATTCCACTCGATTGGCAGTTCTCCAATTTGGTCATCTTCGAGCCAAGTAAATCTATGAACCTGAGCACCTGTCGCGTTTGAAACAAAGTCTGTTGTTACAATACGATTTTCCTCATGACCACAATTCCATAATATTACACTTGACCAATTTTTGCGCGGGTAATCTTCGTTTTTTGATCCCAAATATTTTTCAGACACTTTAGTTTTATAATTGTGTTTTACGACCATTACCGCTTTTGAATCGTCGCGCAATTCCCAAAGCTTTGCTATGTCATCGCGTAACAGCATATCGCCGTCTATAAAAATAGCCCAGCCTTTATATCCCATTAAATGCGGAATAAGAAACCTACTATATATAAAATGGTTACTACCATCTGAATGTTTTTCTTCATATCCGTTTAACAGATTAAGTGATAAGGGGTTTAAACTAATTGGACTCGTTGCGTGCCTTATGATTGAATTCGTGCACACATGATACGCCGCAGCTTCTCGCTTGTCATATCCTATAAAAATCGGTATCATAATGTTGTCCTCTTTCTTCTACTGTGCATAATATCTAAAGTTAAGTTTTTTATTATTATATCTTTGGGTTGTTGCATAATCCATTTAATAGTGTCTGTAACGTATTTGGTTTCAATTCTGGGATACTCTTTGCGGTGTTCAGTCATCGGTGTATTCATTCTGCCGAGTTGCATATGAACAACTTTGCAATCGCCGTCTATAAGTTGTAATTGAGAACAAGCTTTTTTAAGCGATGCTTTATGAATAGCGTATTCGTTAACTACATCTTTATTTCCTTCAGCGCTCACGCTTCCAATATTAATAATTGTGCAATCTTTATATTGATTTTTAGTGAACAGCTTATATAAAAGATCTGTTTGTGAATGTTCGCAATACGCGTTGTTTATGTAAACGTCAAAGTCATCTGCTACAAATTGCTCTAAATCTTTACTTAAATCGTATCCATTTTTTCTACTCATACCAACGACGTCGTTATCCCTTGATAGCTCATCATATAAAGCTTTTCCTAATCCACTCGTATGACCAGTAATTACTATTTTCATTTTGAATACCTACGTATATCGGCTTCAACCATTTCAGTTATCATTGTTTCGAACTCGTATTTAGGTTCCCAATTTAAAACTGTCTTTGCTTTGTTCGAATCAGCGTGTAAACTATGAAGTTCGTTTGGTCTTTCAAATTCCTTTTCACTTGTAACGTAATTTTCCCAATTACTAATACCAGCTACATCAAATGCTATTTTACACAAATCGCGCACGCTATTTTTAATTCCAGTCGCAATAATAAAATCATCCGGGGTTTCTTGTTGCAACATTAACCACTGGGCATGAACATAGTCTTCTGCATGGCCCCAATCTCTTTCTGCATCTAAATTACCGAGAACAATTTTATCACTTAAACCACTTTTAATTCTAGCAACACCGTCGGTAATTTTTCTTGAAACAAATTCAATACCGCGTATCGGAGACTCGTGATTGAATAATATTCCCGTACAAGTAAAAGCATCATAACTTTCTCGATAGTTTTTTGTGATATGATAACCGTATAGTTTAGCAATGCCATACGGGCTCGCAGGTTCAAACGGTGTCTTTTCTGTTTGCCTCCCGTTTATATTACTGTTTCCAAACATTTCACTAGTTCCAGCTTGATAGAACTTGGTGTCGGGTTTAATACGACGTATTGCTTCTAAGCAATTAAGAGGGCCGATAGCGTCAACGTGGGTTGTTACATAAGCAAGTCTCCAAGAACCACCAACGAAGCTCTGAGCCGCAAGGTTATAAAATTCGTCGGGTTGTACTATCTCCATTACATCCATCATACTGCAAGGGTCTGTAACATCCCCTACGATGGTTTTAAGACCTTTGTTGTACAAATCTAAATATTCTATGTTACTCCAATTTGGGCTACTGTATCTCTTAACCAAGCCATAAACTTCATATCCCTTTTCGAGTAATAGTTTACCAAGGTAGCAGGCGTCTTGTCCAGGAAAGCCAGTAATTAACGCCGTTTTCATTCTATATTCCTTATTACATCAGCTGCCATGTTTATATTTTCAGATAAATCTGCGCAATCGTTACCTATAAAAAATCCGTCGTAATGAAGCTTGTCGGTTCCTTCAAAGGTTCCGCTTTTATCCCAATTTAATTTATCTATAACAGGATTACGCATAAAATTACCAGCAACAATAGGGCGAGTTTCAACACCGTGTTTTGTAAGCTCTTCAATTACTGTTTTTCTTTTTCCAGCTAAATCGCCTTCGAGAACTAAACCAAAACCAAACCAACTGCTCTTTTCGTGTTCAACTTGTAATCTTATATTAGGAACATCTGCAAAAACTTTTTTTGCAATTTCAGCGTTCTTTCTTCGATCTATCATCATCTGCGGCCATTTTTTTAATTGCTCTTGACCAATAGCACCACTCATTTCGAGCGGTCTTACACAATAGCCAGGTAATATAAACTTAAAACTATCTTCAAACGGATCGCCGGATTTTGCAAATAAAGGATCATCTGAAGTGCTATCTCTTATCCACCCGTGAGCTCGGAGACTCTTTAAGTATTCGTAGGTAGTATCGTCATTAGTAAGAACCATACCGCCTTCCATGGTTTGCATGTGGTGGCTAAAGAAAAAGCTAAAAGTTCCCATTTCTCCAACAGATCCGCAGTGCTTATTGTATTCTAATGCACCTAAGCTTTCGCAATTATCTTCTAAAAGGGTAATGTCTCGTTTATCACATATCTCTTTAATTTTATTAAGTTCTGCTGGATTACCTAAAAGGTTTACAGCAAATACAGCCGCGGTGTCTTCATCAATAGCTGCTTCTAGTTTACTCGGATCTATATTAAATGTGTACGGATCAACATCGACAAATCGAATAGTATAACCTAATTGGTGTATTGGAAAATAAGTTGTGCTCCAACTTACGGCTGGGACAACTATATTTCCTTTATTTTTATATTTTGGATTTAGCGCGAGAGCTGATATAGTAATAAGATTAGCGCTACTTCCGCTATTTGTCATAACGGCATGTTTACTTCCAAAGAATTTAGCAAACTGTTTTTCGTATTCTTTGACTTCTTCACCCATAGTGTATCTGCCACTGGCGATTACACGCTGTATGGCGTCAATTTCCTCTTGGGCCCATGTGTCATTTGCTAATTTATATTTCACGGGGTTTCCCCTTTCCATTGTTTAACTGAATTTATATATTTAAAAGTTTCCGGGCTACGTGCTTCTGCTAATGTAAATTGGCCATGTGCAAGACTTTCAAAAAGTGGTAATCTTTCCTTTTCCTTAAGGTTTTCTATTTCACTTATAGAATGCGATAAAGGAAACGCAGGACAAAATCTATCGCATATTACTGGTATACCCATGCGTAAAGCGTCTAAAGCAACTGTAGTGTTATACGCAACTACACAATACGCATCACTTAAAACTTCTTCTAAGGTTTCTGCATATACCTGTTTCGGTTTTACTTTTATAGGATTATATAATAAATCACATATACTATTGCCCGGTTTGTTTCTTACGACAATTGGCTTATCTGTAAATTTTCTTAGTCTTGCAATTATATCTTGCTCCCATGAATATTTATCAAAAACTTTAGTTACTACATGGCTCGGCGGGAATATTACTATGTTTTTTTTGTCTTTAAAATTGTAATCTTCAAATTGTAAATTAAAATTGTTTTTAAACCTGACCGGATCCTCATTTGTGGTAATAGAATTTTGAGCAAATCCGTTTTTTGTTATTCGCATCCAATACGGCGTGCGGTATCCACTATTAAAATACGCGTGGTCTAAATAATAATAATCGATACCGTGCTTTTTTGCCATATTAAATAAATGCGCATTGCCTCGGAGTATTCCGCAAAAAACAATTGCTGTAATTCCAGACGGGAAATTTCTTTTCGTAACTTTTGCTGGAAGATCGTTATGAGCCAATCTTTTTGTAATGATATGTCTAGTGTGCACTGTTTTTGCGCCAATCCCTGCCGCAAAAGATTTTACAAATTTGTCCTGTTCACTTTTACCAGTTAAAAAGGCGTATATCATCTCACATTATCCCAGTACGAAGTTTTTCTTTGAACAACAAGATCTTTTTTATGGCTCGTACCCTTTTGTTTTCTTGGGCCCTTCATATGATCCATAAATTCGCCAAGAGGCCCGTTTATAAATGGATGGTTATTTTTTACTGGTGGGCTTAAGTTGTGCCAATGTGTCTGATTAAAGTTTTTCATAGCTCCGTCATACGTATGACAATCAGTCCAGAATTCTAATTTAAAAATGCTGTCATCCAAATAGTATTGTTTCCAAGCATGGAGAAAATCTTTAGCAATTTCATGACCCATATCAAAAATATGAAATCCAGTTTCTGTGTATAACCATGGACGAGCAAGATACCCCGCGAACTTTCCTTCCGGGCACCAATTTGATATATCGCTTCTTTTAACTGGCGAGTGCGTTCTGCTATCGCCGTCTAACCATATTAAAATATCAGTTTTATCTTCTTGTAAAAATTGAAAGAGAGCAAATACTTTATGACTAAACCGTACGGCGTCATAGCGATAATTTGAAGCTCCTTTTGAAGCATGTTTTCCTAATCCGTTCGCTTCAGGATTATTTTTATGCCTATCTTTAAAGGACACGAGATCTTTGTAATCTAATATTTTATACGAAACTCTTGAATCTCTTATTAAATCTTTTTTTGGAATTGGATCGTCGACATAAACAGTTAATGATACATCATCAGGCCAATTTTTTATAAACCCTTGCACTAAAAGACTTCCTGTTTCTCTCCATCCCTGGAGATTAAAACACGTAACTGCATTAATTTTTTTCATTTTTTATTTACACCTATAAAATAATCGTTTACACTTTCCCACAACAGGCCTTTTTTAATGTCTTCAATACTAAAATGAGACATAGCGAGTTTTTGTATCCAAGATTTTCTATCAGGCAGAGCCGGGTCCTCTATCTTAGATATGTCGTAATTGCCAACAGGAGCTGCAGGACTTTTTTGCCAATCGTTATCGGTTATAAAAACTGGTACGCCTTCTAATACACTTACAGGCCCGGGCGAGCTGTTGTGCGATATTGAACACCATGCGTTTTTTAAATCTTGCACGATGTTCTTATTTTCAGATAAAGTTACTTTTTTATTACGTGCCATCATTAAATAATTTTCTTTGTGTTTTATATCAGACGGGTGCATTCTTATTACAATTGGCCTATCTGTATGTTTTCTTATTTTATCTATAGTTTCAGAACACCATAGTATATTGCTTTTTTCTTCCATCGTCCAACCAGAATCTTTTTGCAATAATATAAGAATATGCTCACCTTCTTGTCTCCAACTTTTTAAATCAAAACCGATTGTGCTTTTTATCCTTTCCCACCTATTAGAATCTATTGTGTTATCAAAATAATACCCAGTGTTTGCGTAAATTCCATTTAAGCTATATCTAAAATATATGCCTTGTGACAAGTAATTAAATATGTTTCCATCTATTGTAAGAACGTTTTTATTTTTTTCTCGTTGGGTTTTAATAACTGACTTTCGTAAAAGATTGTGCCCGCCTTGGCTTTTTTTCTTTGACCAACCCTGTATAATTGCAAGATCGCAATCCTGAACGTTGTTATAACCTCTTGCAATGTTGCAATTAGGAAATGTATCAGCAATTGCGTTAAACCTATCATCGACTCTAATTGATTTTAAGGTATTATAAAATATTGTACTTTTCATCCATTATTTATTTCAAACACGAGGCCTCTTATTGACACGAACTGCTGCCGCGGAGATCTTATTTCGTTATTCATTATTCTTCCTTACTAGCTTTTCAAGTGTATGCACTATGTTTGGTGAAATGATATCTTCCTGAGTAAATTCAGTGCAGGACATTTTATTGGTCCAGTTGAGTATTTCTTTTTGAGTCGCAAAGTAAGGATCGCATATATTGTTTAGATCCGTGTTGTGTAATAAAGATCCGAAGTTTGCGTCTGAGCAGAAAGTTGGTATTCCTGCGTCTATCAGTTCAAAGATGCCTGTTGAATTGTCTATCACAGCGCAGTACATGTCCTGATATAAGTTTTGAATAGAAACGCGTTTTTCTATTAAATCTACGTTCTTATAGTTTTTTAACTTGAGTCTGATTGCTTTATGATTTTTTGAGCCAGGATGTACTTTTATACATATTCTTCTATTCGTATGGTTTCTTATCTTTTTTATAGAACTTGCGATAAATTGTTCGATTGGCATGGTACTAGTTGGGTCCGTCTTAAGACCGGTAAATATGTATATGCTACCTTCTTTCTCTGATTTCCATTGGTGATTATAAAGACGCGATGCATTTACAGTTCTTACGTCGTCCACATCGTTTTCATCCAACCACTTGCCGTCACCGTATGACCAACTGTCCAAGCCAATCCTTACAAAATTTTTGTGATCGTAATCTTTAGCATAATTTTTTTCGGCTCGAGACAAAGTTGCACTCTCTAAAACGATAATCGGCTTTTTCTGTTTCCTCGCAAGTAGCACTAGTTCTGAATTAACGTAATCCAATATTGCAGTTCTGCTTTTGTCAGGTACTTTGTTTCCCTTGTAAACGTGCCTAGGAATATTCCCATCTTTCCAGACTTCATTCTCGCACTTTGGCAAATATAATTTCTTTCTTAGTTTGGAACCCCATGTACCGTTGAGTATTAAAGCATCTGAATTATCAAAGTGGTGTTTAAAGTCCTTTGGCATTACATGCTTTGGTATAGTAGTATTTTCAGAGAAATACTTAATTCTTGGCGAGCCCAATACTTCTGCTATATGTGCAGTAGCCTTTGAAGATGATGCCACGAAAAAGTTCATTTCAATTCCTTAATTCAAATTGGTTATTAAAAAAGTTATCATAGCAATACTTCTTTTCTTCCTCAAAGTTGTGTGCTATACATTTTCTTTTTTCGTGCCAAGAATATGTTTGTTTCCAATCAAAACCGTAGACATTAACATTTTTCGGATTTTGCTTAGAAATATAATAAAGTACTCTTAGTCCTGTTGACGACTTTTTTGTTAGGTTACTATCTAAAGAGTTCCTATCGTCATTTGAAAAAACTACGTCGGCCATGTTAGCAAATTCTGGTGATACGTCAATCGTATCCATTTGCATTTTATGTGCATTTTTTGAAGCTGGCTGTTGGGCCCACGGCTTATTTTGGCGTATGTTTTGCATACACCATACATCGAGCTTCATACCCATTTTATTACTGAATTGAGTGAATTTATATCCACCGCGATTAATTCTTACAACAACCTCTGCGGTATCTATTTCTTTACCGTAATTTTTTTCTAAAAGAGACGCGGCATTTCCCACAACCGCTACGGTCTTACCTTCAAACCATTCTTTCATAGTATATTATCCCTGTTAACAAAAAAGGCAGAGAACCTGTCCCTGCCTTTATTTATATTTACTTACAAAACTAATTATACTAAATTCACTGTTATCTTAGCATTACTTTTCTTGCTTCTTCTACATAGCCTTGTTCACACAATTTTGAGGCAAGAACTGCGTTGTTAAATCCACTAATACTATTTAATATAAATTTAAGCATTAGATAATGTTCTTCCAAAGCGTTCTTCTTTAGCTTCTGCTTTTAACTTTGCTAATCTTTGAACTGCATCTTCGCGGGCTTCATACAAGCCTTTCATGTGCGATGCTGTAATTCCTGGTGATCCGATCATCGAACCAATAGCTCTGCTATAACCAAGAATTTCTAATCTTGCGTATATACGATCTAACATATTATGTCCACCCTTTAAGATTTCTGTTTACTTCTGCAGTTGTTTCTCTTTCGCGGATAGAGTCACGGTAAAACTGGTCGTTAACAACAGCCATGATGTCGCCACGGCACAAGCCAATGTCTCTTAATTCTCTATTTGAAAGGGAGGATAATTCTTTATATGATTGGCGTCTTAGTGCGCGCTTATTCATAAATTTGTCTAAAGCTACGAGTAAAGCTTTGATTTTTGCAAATACTGCTGATATCGTAGTAAATTTATATAAAGGTTGTGATTGAAGTGTGTGTGCCACGTTGCATCTCCTTAACGCATATGATTGTTTTCTATTGAATTACAATTATATTTATTAAGGAAATACGAAAATAAGGCCTAATTTAGGATGCCAATTTGGTATAGTCGGTATTCACTAGTGGCAACTGTGACAACGTGACTACTACTTTTGCCAACCTTTTATATACTTGTCTGAGAAATTAGCGGCACTAAACTGTAAACGATCAACTAATTTTAAAGCGTTTTTACCATAACGGTCTATTGCCACAAAGCCCTCTTGCCCCGTAACTTCATAGCCTTTATTAGTTTTGAGTAGCGTTTTTAACCCATCGACGTGGTCTAATTTAGAGATAATCATATGCTTTGCATCAACAATTAGATTGTACATAGTAAACAAATTTTCTAAGTCGCGTGGTTTGACTTCTTTAAAAAATGACATAGAATTGTCTTTTTTGCTTTGCCAAGTTGCTTTACCCTTTGGCGATTTCTTTGCATCTATTTCTTTATCATAATAATCACTTAAATACTTTTGCAAGCCTTTAACGAATGCCTTTGGATTACCAATTCTCTCACCAGCACGAACTTTCGTATTGATGTAGGTATTAACACGCATGTTAATATCGTACTGTGATCCTGGCTTAAGCGCGTCGAAGGTTGTTTTTGGAATTGTTTTAAATAACGAACCGACCTGTGAAATAACTCTTGTAATTTCTTTTGTTTCTTTTGCTGTAAAAGTTGCATTGCCAGATTGGTCTTTAAAAATTGCGTCTACTGACCAGACCGACGGGACTGTTTTAAGACCGCTTGCAATCTCCTCTCCAAAACTTGCAGACATTTTTTCAAGGCTTGATCCTCGGTATACAGTATGCCAGACCACTCCGACCTTGGATCTGAGTATTGTTTTAGCAAGCTTTGATGATTTAGGTATCGCATAAACAATCGTATTAGGATGGAAAGTAATATGCGGTTCGCCGTCAATCGTGTCTTCTTTAATATCACTTTTTTCATATAAAAAATCGCCTTGTACTACACCTTTAATTCCTAGTTTTGAAAACTCGTCTAATGCAATTTTTAGTTTTGCATTCAGCTCTGCCTTACCTACGGTATCAGCGTCAACATCATCGTGGGTTTTGTATAGCTTGGGGTTCTTGTTAAAAATACCCTTTTTAGCAACAAAGAATTTTCCATCGCTTGGATCAATACCAGCAAATACTGCTGGAGCTCCGTCCCATTTAACACTTATGTTTACCGGTGCTTTTGTATTACCTGCAAGCATATCTCTAATATTACGGAGATAGTTTATCACGTTTCGCGTACCAATAACGCCTCCGTCAATAACAGCGTCTTCGGCATGGGTCATGTGCAGGTTTTTTTCTTCTGTCATATATTTTTTAAATGATAGCATTTATTTAATTCCATTAAATTTAATAGCGAGATTAAAACCTTGCGCAATTTTATTTTCGGGTGGAGATTTGTTTGAACGAACTGACATATTCATAGTCAGTTTTTCGCCTTTACCAGCATCTAATTCAATAAACCAGTTTTGTTTTGATGCTGTCGACGCGTAAGCTTTCACAGTTTTTATCTTTGGTAAAAACGCAGCTAAATCGTCTTCATCTGTTACCATTTTATATTTAAGACCAATTGCTTTTACAACAACTAAAGGAACGTTATCATCCTTTTTTAAAACTTGTTTTTGTATATATTCAATGGTTTTATTTTTATTTTTTCCTACTATTTTTATTATGTTATTACGAATTAATTCTAACATTTTGTTATACATTTTTTCGTACTCAACTGATTTTTTATTCTTAAAATCTGTTATAACACTAATAGATTTTTTCTTTTTAGATCTGCTATCCCAATCAGCTGGTAATAATAGTTTTGAATGTATGTCGTCATATACTAATTTCTGAACAATCTTTTTTTCGTTTGCGTATCCAAAATCATCAAACATTTTATTCACGTATGTGTTTAATTGGGGCTCTGCCGTTTTTTCGCCGCCAGCTTTTAGCGACACTCCTAGCATATTTCCATTTTTAAATTTGATAAAAAGATCGCCTTTATGCGAGGCTGCAATACCAGCTGGCTTTGCGCGATAACCCCAATACACTTGTTGTATCGGGGTTTGCTTATCAAGATTTTTTAAGTAATCTAAAATAGCTAAAGCATTTTGCATTTTTTCAACATACTTAGATGATGTTGGCATTACTTCAATGAATTGTACACCCGCTTCAGCGTCACGGCTGTTTACGTAAACACCGTATTTACTTCCATCAGCTTCAGAAATAAAGTCGTATAAATCATTTATATTAGAAAAGCTTTTCTTCGACATAAACGCTAGAGAAGGAACTAACTCAGTAATAGTAGAATTAAGAGTTGTTTCGGACATTCCGCCCGATGTTGGCTTATATGTAACCTGAATAGAATGCGAACCCATTTTTGCAATCGTAGAACCAACGGAACCACCAGCTGTGCTTAATGCATAATCAATGCTTGCGTCATCGAGTTTCTTTTCTAAATCAAGTTTTACTCTGTCGCGATCATTTTTCGGTGAACGGACAACCAAAACTGTTTTCTTTGACGTAGAATTTTTAACAGTATAGACATATGGCTCTATCGCTGCGTCAAATTTTGCTCTATCTTGCTGGGACACAAAAAGCATTTCATTATTCTCTCTTATAAATTTTTTAAACGAAATCATATCTATTCTCTAATTATGTTTATATATGTTTTATTTATAAGACTTTGTAACTACTATGCGGATTTCAATAGAGACCGTTTAGTAAAAAATAATGGAGTCCATCCTTCAAATCCGCTTCCCAAGTTTAATTTCCTGCACGTAGCCCTTACATCACTTTCCCTTTCGGCCATGCCAATCTCGATTAAAGTACCACTCTTTTTTTCTAGAATATTATAATAGCTTTGATTCTTTTTTACGGTGTAACTCATTGTAATTCTCCTACTTCAAACAAACTTTTCTTTTTCTTCGGTTTTATATCCCATTGTTGGCCAAACGAGGATTTGTCGAACGTAGCCGTAGAGTCGTTATCATTTTTTTTGTTATTGAAAGATTCTGATTGAATACCATCCTGAGCGCGATCTTCAAGATTAAACAATTTCATTTTTGCTCTTTCAATTCCTACGACAAATCTGCGATAATAACCCAAATCACCCCAGCGATTTTTAAGTTGTTTAATCATAAGCTGACCTCTTGAATCCAAATCTTCTGATGTAATAAGACCAAGAATACAATCCGCAGTATGAGTAATACCCATTGATTCAGAAGTATTTGTAAGATCTACATCTGAATTATCGTAACCTGAGCGATTAAATTGTGATGAAGTAACAACAGCAATATCAAATTCCATGGCAAGGCCGCGGATTTCTTCTGCAATTGATTTTACAAGTGTATACGAATTTGCAGCTGCTGCGCCTTTTACTCTTGCTGATGCACAAATATTCAGATAATCAATAAAGACAATATCAGGTTTAAAGTTTTTCTTTAATTGCATTTCATTTAGCAAGTGCCTGAAATGTCCAGAATGCGCTGAACCTGTAGGGTATTCTTTAATAACTAATTTTCCAGTAGTTTTACTCTTATATCTGTCCATTCTTTTTTGAAGCACATCAAGCGGAACTTCCTTTACTTCGTCGAGAGTAATATCCATTATGTTAGCGTCAATTCGGCGTGCAACTTCTTCTTCAGCAAGTTCCATTGTAACATACAAAACATTTTTACCATGCATCAAACTAGACGCAGCCATGTGGCATTTGAACAATGATTTACCGCCACCAGTTGTCGCTAGCAACACAGTCATTGATTTGCGAGGCAATCCGCCTTTTGTGATACTGTTTAGAATATCAATATCAAAGGGAATACGCTCTTCTTTACGGTGGTAATATTCGTGCCGTGACTCAACATCTTCGAGAAAATCGTGGCCAATATGAGTGTCGAAGCTAATTCCAAGTGAATCAGAAAGAATTCCTGGAATTGCACCTTTGTCGTTTTCTTTGTCTTGGCCATCGAGAATAAGAATAGCTTTACGAATAGAATTATACAAATCTTTGTTTTGACAAAACTTTTCTGTTTCATCTACTAAGAATGCTTCATTTGTGTTTTCGTCTGTTTTTAGCTCATCAATTAAATTAGTAACTTCTTTATATGCGCTTTCGTTTAAATCTTTGCGTTTATCTACAGAAATTTTAAGAGCTTCAATAGAAGGTGGTTCCTTATATTCATTCATATATTCTGAATACGTTGCAAAGATTTTTCGAAGACTGTTGTCTTCAAAATATTCTTCTTTGACGTAAGGAAACACTTTCCGGCAGTAAGCTTCATTATAAATTAAATTAGATAATATTGTTTTTTCAATCATGCTAATTTCCGTTGCTGAATGTTAAAAAGGTGGCGCTATTACAGCGCCACCAACGTAGTAATAAATTTATAATATAACAGTTTTATTAATATGTCAACTGTTAAATTGCATCATTGATAGGTGCAACCTGATCGTCTTCACGCATAATACTACCTGAGGCACCGATAGTAAAGTTTTTACGAACAAATTCTTTGAAATCTGTTTTTTCAAACATCATATTCCAAAAATCGCCGTTGTCATTTACTTCTTTAGCTCGCATTAGTTTATCTGAAATAATTTCACCAGTTGCAGGATCAACTGCTTCGTACCAACCAACTTTTGGCTTGCGAAGATATCCACCCTTTTCAGCAACATCCATTAGACCAGACCATTTAACAATACCGCCTTCCCAAGACACGGAAATTGGAATTTTAGATTTTTCCTTAACGTGTCTTGATTTTTCAATATTAATTACAAAGTGATAACCTTGGATCTCAGTGCCAACTTTATCTTGTTGACGACCGACGATCCAAATAGCATCAGCCGAATAGTAGATGCCCGTACCGCCCGATACGATAGCCTTAGGAAATAGACCAATCTCTTGATATGTGTGGTTAACAGCAATCAAAGGAATATCTTTAAGATTAAGGTGTGGAGTTATAATACGAAACAACGACTTAAGAGCTTTTGCGCGAGACATATCAGCAACTGATTTCTCGTTCATTGCGTCTTCAACTTCTTTCTTTGAAGCCAAGTTACCAACTGAGTCAATGATAATACATACGTGATCTTTCTTATCAATTTGATCGAGTTGGCTAGCAATATCAAACTTAAGCTCTTCGACGTTCGTAATAGGCGTATGTACTACACGATCCATATTGATGCCAAAAGACTCAAAATAAGATTGTGGTGTGCCAAATTCAGAATCATAGAACAACATTATAGCATCTTCGTATTTGTTCATATAAGCGGCCGCGGTGAGCAGAGCAAATGCAGATTTAAAGTGTTTAGATGGACCAGCTAATACTAGCAATCCTGGGCTTAAGCCACCGTCAATGTCGCCAGACAACGCGACATTAACCATAGGAACTGGCGTTGGTGCCATCTCCTTTTTACCAAAAACTTTTGACTCTGATAATTGAGCTGTAAGTTTAATAGTACTATTTTTTACGAGTTTGTCTAATAGACTCATTATTTTCCCTCTACGATTGAAAGTAGTTTACTCTGATAAGATTGAATTTTAGAAACTCTGTCTGGCCAATAAATGGTAGATTTATCAGGATTTTTACAAAGATTATTTAAAAATGGAACAACTGATTTATACAGAAGCTCTAATCTGTATTCTAAGTCGTCCGCAGTTACCTTAGCATCAACAAGTTGGTCTTCAAGCGATTGCTTTTCAGAGCTTACTTGTTGAATAGTTTCCTCAGCAGCAGCTTCTTTTTCCTGCAGTTCTTCATCTATAAAAGTAAATCCGAAATCAAAATCTAAAACTTCTTCATATGTTTTGTTAGCCATGTGTTAACCTCCTGGATGTAAGAAGGGGCCTAAGCCCCTTCCTTTTGTTAGCCTTTAACGAGGTCTCTAAACATTGCAAGATCTTCATCATCGTCACTGATAGTATCTGCTTGTGCGGTAGATGTCTCTTCTTTCATTGTAGGCGCCTCAACACTTTTACCAAACTTGCTCATGTCAAGATCGTTGTCAGTTTCATCTTCTGCCGTGTTTGTCGACAGAGGAGAATCACCAGTAAGATTTAATACACGATACAGTTTGGCTTTAAGATCTCCATAAGACTTAAAGTTCTTTTCATCAACCAATTCTTGTAGCGGGTGCTGTTGTTTCCAAGTGCTCTCCAATTTGTCGTCATCATCAAATAGCGGAGAAGGACTATCAAATTCAGATTTATCGTAGTTTGGATAACCTTCGAATTGGCGGATTTTCAAACGGAAATTTGCACCTTCCCAGAAGTCAAACGGATTTACCGCTGCTTCATCTTCAAAAGATGGGTTCATCAAATCATTCAGTTTGTCAAAGATTTTCTTACCAAACTGATACATGAACACTTTTCCATCATTATCAGGATTACCGCTATCCTTAATTACAAGGATGTTCGATATATACTTAAGGCGACGCTTTTGTTTACGGGCTTGCTCTTTATCTGCATCAACTCCAGAATTCCACAGCTTACCATTAAATTCTGATACTGGGTCATCTTTTCCGATGGTCGTGAGTGAGTTTTCGATATACCATAGACCGGTTGGACCTTGAAATCCGTGGTCCCAGATTCTGGTGAATGGCATTTCTTCTCCTGATGTAGGAGGAAGGAAGCGAATGATTGCGAAGCCGTTACCCGCTTTATCACGTGTTGGTTTCCAAAATTTACCTTCGTTGGGGTCTGAGTAGCTCTTTGTAGCGATTGACGAGAGCTGTGAGTTCAACTTATCGAGTGAAGATGAACGGTTCTTTTTAAGTGCATCAAATGACATTGTCATATTTGTATCTCCTGATTTTGCGTTATATAGCATTGGTTTGTATTGCGATGTATGTTGTGGATCTATTCCACCATCTATTTATATTCAAAAAAAGTGTTCTTTAGTAATCTTTGAAAACTTTTTTTGATCTATATCTAAGAACGGATAGTATTTCTTAGATAATTTCATTATATCACGTGCAACGAATTTGTCAACTACTTTTTCTTCCCAATAGTCATAAACATTAGAAATTTTTGAAAGTATAGTGAACGTTTCAATAGATATTTCCTTCTGAAAATACATAGACATAATATGAGGGTGTTGCCCACTAATAACTGATAAGTTGTCGTGATAATTGTCTTTTAGTTTTTTTAAATCTGTTTTATACAAATGAGTTAAAGAATCCATCTTTCTTTCCCATTCCGCATAAATTTCTTCTCCGCGGTCTTCAACTATTTCACGTATCCAAGCCTTAGGGTTGTGCACCAAATTGGCGATAAGAATTTTTAATGGATCGTCTTTTTTAGATAGTTTATAGAAGAAGAACGCGTCGTTTCGTGTTTGAAATTTTTCAAAAGAAGCTCGTATTTTACCATTATATTTGTGGTAATCATAACTATCAGTATCAAAATGTTTCTTAAGTGCTAGGTAGTTAACATAAACTCGAAATGAAGCTTCGTTAGCATAATTCAATGGCACCGTTCTGTTCCCTTTTTACCAATTTCATTAGTACAGCTTCAGATCTAATCTTTTCTTTTATGATAGAGGATTTTTTAACTATATTAGCAACAGTTTCTATTTCAAGATTGTTCTGCTTCGCGTAATCAACTAGCGCATCGATATATGTTGCTCCGTTTTTTAGCTTTTCTTCTATAGCCATGTGTATTTTTTCAGGTGTTCTAGTTTCTATCATATTATCCTTTTAAAACCCCGATCGTGTCAATCCAATTTTGAGCTTGTTCTTCAACAAACTCGATACCTTGGTTAAATGTTTTCTGGGTTTGCATAGTTTCATTAATAAAATATTTAACGTTATATCCATTCGTGTCAGAATGAATTTCTGCGCGCAGTGTTTGACCTGATTTTTCTTTTAAAAATTGGTTCACAATCATTTACGTTTCCTTTATATGTTTAATGTGAGAAGTTGCTTTTTTCTCACCGCAATTACTACAACAACACAATGTTATTAAATATTTGTGTCCTGAAACAATCACAATTGTTTTACTCCTAATAATATTAATATTATCACAACAATGCAGATGTGTCAACTGTTTTGTTCTTCTTCTTTAGTTTTATATTGCCACTCGTCAGTGTGCCCAACAGACCATTTCGGTTCTGTTTCGACTGCGTAATTTTGAGTACATACTTTGAAATCGGGGCGCTTTAATTCGCTCGGAGTCAAAGAGCTGTCTCTCCAAATTACTCTATTGTTTGGCTGTGCTGCAAATTGTCCGTTGTCGAGCTTGATAATATTGAATGATTTGTGCTCGGGATCTTGCTCACTAAAATTGGTGTCAATGGTGGAAGTGTCACGATGCGCATTATCAATGGTAAATTCGTATTCACCTGGATGCATTTTTCTATCTTTACCAAAAACTTCACATCTTGACAGGATTGGTTTTTGGATAACCGTGATATCGTAGTCAAAACAATCCCATAGTTGCAATACATCAAGAGGAAGCTGATCACTATGGTAATAATCAGATTTCCAAACGAATGCTGAAATAGGTAATTTATCATAAAGTGCCCCATAATCTGTTAATAACGTTTCAAAATATAATGCTTTTGATTGTGTTGATTTAACTGAAATCCAAATCCCGGGAGTTAACTTACCCCAGCTGGAGTGGTTTGGATCCAAATCATAAAGATATTCCATCTTCACAAAAACATTTACGGGTGGCAATGGATGAACTAAAAAGGCCATTTATTTTTCCTCAAATAATACATTGTTTACATAATGATTTTTATCTTCTTCAGATACTCCCATAGCTAAGATTGAACTGTGCAATCGCGGATCCATTTTTTTATTTTGGCAATATCTGTTGAGCAGTGGAAGAGTGTCACGGTTTGATACAAACGCGTTTTCTTCTAAATTTTCAATATAAAAATCTATCAAATCAGTTGTTACTTGAATGAATTGGTCAAGTTCTACGCCATTGCCGATGTTACCAACTGCAATCGCATCACCTGAAAATATTTCTCGAGCCCAGAGTGGCAAGTCTATTGTGTTATTCCATTTCAAATTATCAATTCGGCGTTCCATATAGTCACTATACGGGTGAGGAAATCCAAACAAAGGTGAAAAATCCATAAATGCGCCTGCAATATTTTCAGTACTGGCTACGATATCAAATCCAAGAATTGGAAGTTCTACACTTTCACGTGGAAACACATTAACATGCATTAGCCACAATCCCTTATTATCTTTAGGCATGATTGTTTTTAAATGGCACTTGCTAACAGACTCTGAAGACCAAAACGTGTCGTTCCAATTTTCAAATTTTAGATTATTCATTTTTGGTTCTTCGTAGCGATTAAGCGCTTCGTCGAACTTTGTTTCTATATGTTTAGAAACTGCATTAAGTTTTTGCCACAGTTTTGGTGTCTGTTTCATTAAAATATTCTTCCAATTCTTCTAAGAAATTTTGAACCATCGCGAAACAAACTTTAGCTTCGTCAACGAGTCCATCGTGCAATTTTTCTCTTATTACGTTTTTAAGGTCTTCGGTGTTACCTTCAAATTCATAAAAGCTAATTGGTCCTGGAACTAATTTTTTAATAATTTGCCCGCCCGATAAATCTCCCATATGTCTTACATAGACGTGAGCAAAAAGTTTATCTTTGTTAGAGTGTATATCCCTAATGTGTGTTACATAATCTTTCGACGCCTGAAAAATTGGTGCTTGTTTAAAGTCATTTTCGGTTTCTATACGCAAGACATCCTCAGTTAACGGAAGTACTCTTTGAAGGTTTGACATTTCACCAGCGAAAATACCCTGCATTTCAGCGTAGTATTCTAAATTAGTATAAACATATAATTGATTTTTGAGATATACGTAATATTGCTCTGGAGTAATATTCTTTTTTATCATCCTGTTCATAAATGCTGCTCTTTCAGCATTGCGATGTGCTTCTTTGGTAAGTTCTTTTAAATTATTCATTGTTTAATGCCCCGCCTTTATTCAATTATTATATACAGTTTTTTTGAATTTGTCAATAGATTAATTTAAAATTTCTACTTTTTTTTCTTAGATAGCTTTGCTTTCATATCAGCAAGCTGTTTTTGTTTTATTAATGTCGGATTTGTCTCGGCTTGTAATTCGGGTTTGGTACTCCCGGCCGAAACATTACTACTGGGTTGTAGTCGTGCAGGCGGTGGCTCTGAGCGCGAAACCCCTGGTGTTTGATCACTAAGGGTTTCTCTAACTCTTTCGATTCTCTCTCTGAGCTGTTGTTGCTGTTGTTCTCTGTATCTTTCAATCATGTTCTCCTCAAAACGCTGATCTACTAACTTGTCTACATGTCGCTTAAGCAGTAAATTAAATAAACTGTCTATCATAAAATACTTATCAATTTTATTTACCTTTTGAGCCAAATTTAGTAGACGCTTTGAGATTATCTTTTTTCTTGGTTGCCCACGATTTAGCCATGTTATTCAGCCTTCCAAATAGTCCATGCACCCCAAGCAATTGCAACACCTGCTGCGATTTTAGCCAATGGTGCCATAAACAACACGAGTAGACCAAGGACTACCAACGCTCCACCGTCCCAAGTTGTTCTTTCTTTTAATCTGTTTTTAATCCAATTCATTTCTTTTTTCTCCTTTTTAAGATGTTAGACATTACGTCTGTAGCAGTATGCTTAAAAAATCGTGGTGCTACTGCGTGTACCAAAAGTGCTGGTACAAGTAATTGTAACTTGACTGCAGATTTAACAGCATATAATGCATGTTGCAATCCAGTCTCACCCACTTCTTCAAGATGTGCCTTACATTGTTTACTTAACATTCTTATTATCTTTCTGGCGAATCACCTTAGTCTTAGTACCATTTTCTAGATTTTTAATCTTTACTTTTAAGATACTAATTTCATTTTCCATTGTATCGATCTTTTTAGTTACCTTAGGGTAACGTTTACGCCACGCTTCCGGATCGTCTTGCAGCCATTCCCAGCCGAACTGATCTACTAAATAATCCATAAATCTGTCAAAATTTCCCATTAACCATAGCGCAGCTTTTGTGTTTCTAAACCACGCTAAAAATCCAGCGCCAATTATAGATCCGCCAATGGCAGTATAGATCCACAATGTATCGCCGAATATTCTTGTTAGCATTTCCATTTTATCCTCCAAATGTATTAACTATCGAAGGCCCAAAAACTGTTGTAGCCCACGCTAGAACGCCAACCGCTGCAAGGCCAACTATAATCCATTTCATTTTAAAATCATCAACTTTCATTGAAAAGCCTATAACTTCGTTATTCATAACTCTTAAACTAAGGTCGAATGTGCCTTCTGGAGTATCAGAATCTTTAATAGGTTCTTGAGCTGTGATTGTTATTTTTTCTGGTATTGGCATTTTAATTTTCCTTTGTATATTTACAATAATGGTTCATACCGTGGTCGTATGCACCGTCAAAAGGCATGCCTTTTTTTATAGCTCTCCATCGGCCACGCCACTTATCTTTTAATCTTTGAGTTGGTGTAAACGGTCTAATGTTACCATGATAATTAATATAACGAGGAGGGCAATGGTGTACATAACCCATAAGAGCTAGCGGTATTGATGTAACTATATCGTTGTTATTTACATGTCGATAATGTTCTACATTAGAAAAAGATTTTACAAACTTACGCGTTCCAACTCTCGGAGAGCCATATGTGTACAGAGCTTCTACTTCATCTTTTAAACGGCTAGCAGCAATTGTTGCCATTGCCCCACCTAACGAGTGCCCAGTAATATATAGTTCTTTATCTTTATCCATTTCAATTAATTCAACTATTTTGTCCCAAATTTTTTCTAATTCGTTTTGAAATCCATTATGAACTCTTCCACCTACTTGAGCTTTATCAGGCCAAGCGTTAAGATCTGCTAATATATCAGAAAATTCATTCGGCTCTGTTCCTCTAAAGCACAATACAATTTCTTCATCATTCCATACAACATGACATTGAGCGCCATCGTTTTCAATAAAAGAGTGCCCGGGGTATCCGAGTTTTTTATATTTAGCCTTACCTGGAGATTTATCGAGGTATGCTATTCCTGCCATTTCGGCCATTTTGGAGCAATGTATTAACATGGGTTTCCTTTCTACTTTGATAACGGATTATCAAATGCTTCTTGAATTAACTCACGGATATCATCATCTAATTTATTCATTTTGGCTTCTATTTCAGCAACAATAGTTTTCATAAAATCACGAGTATCTTTTTCTGATCCTCTTACTGTACTTTCAACTTCGCGGATACTAGCTGTAGTATCCTTTTGTAGTTGGTTCATTTCATTCCGAATGCTTTCAAGGGTATCACCAATACTATTTTGTGTTGCCTTAATTCTTGCTTCGCTAGTCTCAAGATTTGTACTGATTTTATCCCGCACATTAGCTATCGTATCTTGATTATCTTTTAATGTTATTCGTAAACGTTCTTCGAATGTATCTAATTTTGCAAGAACGTCGCTGCGAACTTCTCTTACGGCATTTTCTGCAGTAATAACATCATCTTCAAGTGTATCGATTAAGTTCTCAAGTCTATTAATATCTGCTTTTAAATCGTCTTTAATAACAGTAGTATAACCAATAGCATCTTCTAATTTTTGAAGTTGCAGTTCATTAGCAGAGCTAATCGCATCAATATCAATATTCTGAACAACTTCTTTCATATCCATATAATCAGAATAAAATTCAAATCCTGCCCACGCGCCACCACCAAGTGTCGACAACGCAGTAAGAATAGCAAACATTTTGCCACCTTTAAATGTCATTCCGCCAAATTCAACTTCTGCCATGCTAGTCCCCTAAAAAATATTCTATTCCAATTACAAATGTAATATCATTATCTTCATTAAGAGTTGGAGTTGCAAAGTAATATTCGTAATTGAATTTTAAAAAAGGAACTATACCTTTTTTTCCTAATCCGTAATATCCGTCTACAATACCATATTCTATATCTAAATCTCTATATAGCGCATGTTTAAATCCCGCATATATGCTAGCTTTTTCAAAGCTATTTAAATACACACCAGAAACATATTTTCCGCATTCCATTTTTCCATGTGGATGTATTTCATTAAAGTCTTTAGTTGTATTTAAATGTGCAGATAGCGCTAATCCTATTAAATAATTACAAACCAAAACACACGTTCCTTATTAATTTTCGAACTGCAATTCTCTCAGATTATTAATTTCTTGCTCAAGTTTCATTACTTCTAATTGTTTTTTTCTTAACTCTAATTCGTATAACCTGTTACAATCTATTCTTGTTTTTGCTACCTTGCCAAGGGGAATTACTACTCTCGCGTAAACTCCAACATCACCAACAGATTTTCGCTCACTCGCGTTTCCATTATCTATTAACCCAGTAACTCCAAATTCCATTTGAGTTGCTGAGCCAATCGCGTTTGAACAATCTAAATCTCCAGCTCTGAATTTATCAGATTGATAATTCATTGGCAGATTTGGCAACGACAAATTCAAAGAATTGGTATCAGCATATAATATATTGCATGATAGCACGTATGTAATAATAATGTATGTTAGCCTCAATTTTTTATCTCACTTTATTTTAGAGCAAATTTTAGAAGTAATAGCAGTATACTTCACAGCACCTTTTAATATTTTAGAAACACTGCAAACATAAAATACTTTGTTTTTTTCTTTTTTCCTAAAATATAATTCAACTTTCTTTTCCTTTAAATACTCTATTCTTAGTATTTTACTATTCGACGCGAAAGGAATTTTATTCCAATATTCGTCAAAAGCTTGCAACTCATAATATTTCACATCAGCTCGCCTGTTAAATATTTGCATACTTGTAGAATAAACATTGTCTATATACGAAGGTTTGATTTCAAAGTATGTTGGCGTCATCTCATGCCCATGAACATGAGATGCATATAATATAAACGCCATAAAATAAGTTACAAATTTCATAATAATATTATTTTGCTATACACTCAGCAACTGCGATAGACGCATAATCACCCGCTGGAAATGCTTTGTTATATCCGTATAGCGCCTTAGACTCTACTTCGAACCAGGATGTTCCAGCAACAGTCAGATCAAATTCGGTCGTGTTATCATATTGTATTTTAGCTGTTTCGTAATTAGCCATAAGAACGTCTGAGACTTCAGACACAGTAACATCTCCAGTCCACGCGACTTGATCTGCTAAAACTGGGCTTGACGAAAATGAATTTGGATATGATATAACTGCTTTGTAGTAGTCAGGCGCTGCTACATCATATCTGATGACTGGCATAACACCTCCATCAACTCTATCTGTGCTTAATTCGTACGGTGTAGGACTGCCATACACGCCTTGGACGTCAGTAAAAATAGAGCATTTTGATTGAACTGTGCCAGTGATAGGGACGCTTTCAGCGCTTGCAACGCCACCAAAAGTTATTGTAGCTATAGCAAGTATATTTAATTGTTTTAACATGTAAAATTCTCCAGTTATTAGTTTTTATTAATTATCATACTGTAATCTAACCATGGATTTATGTAAAGAATCTTGAGCTAAGTTTCTCATCCCCGCTGCATTATCTGGAAGTTCGGTATCTTGAAGTGTGATTGTTTCTTCATATACTCCACCTGTAATTTTCACGTCATAGTAATTTTCAAAATTAGGAATCATTGATAAAGATACCATAATACTGTTTTGAATTGCAGGATCTACTAAAGCTGATATAGAAGCACCAGCGTTTAACAATTCTATTTCTTCATCTACTATTTCATCTTCTTCAGTTTTCGTTTCATCTTCTTCTAAGTCAGTTTCCTTGTTTAACGCAGCTTGAACTAGTTCGTCGTAATAAGGATCGTTTGCGTTTGCATCTTCTGGTAATAATCCGTTTTCTTTCAGCCAATCATAAAGAGCGTTTACGTATCCAGGGCAACTAGGATCAGATAACGGCACATAACAAGGGTCTAACCTATAAGAATATCTAACAACAGGATCACTTACATTACCATCGCCAATTGCATCTATAGAACCTTGGCCAAAATATTCCATCGGTATATTACCTAACGGAACTAATTTGCTAATTGTGCTCCCCGGTAAATTGGACCAATCATCAGTTTCTTTAAATATATATCCATCACCTAAAGCGTTTTCATTCTGAACACTTACTTCAAACCCAGCTGCTTGATCCTTTTCAACGGTATATTTATATACAACTCCATTAATTAAAAGACCTCCAGGCACAGGCAGGATGTTTTGCATATCCCAAGTTAAACTTTGTCCAGAAACTGCGTTATTTGTTACGCCGTATTCCGGTACAGTTTCAGAGTAGGAGTAGGAGTAGGAGACTAAGAACGCCGCCAGCGCCCCATAAAGTACTTTTTGTGTCATTACTAATATCCGATTTATTTTCGTTTCCTGGGACTTCATTTTGATTTGCTTTCCACATCGCTCTTGCTTGTGATCCAATCATTCCATCGTACGGGCAAGGTGTTCCGGCTTGCATCATTGCGTCAAAAACACGTTTGTCTTGGCACATCGTTGATACTGCAGCAACTTTCATTCCCATATCATACAACGTCTTAGCATTTTTTAGTTGCTCGCAGTTCATATCCCGAACAGTTTTACCAGCTGAAATACCGAGGATTTGTGTTTGAACCGCACCAGACACGCCAACTGTGCACAAATCCGAATTAGATGTATTAATAGATGGTGAAATCGCAGAAGGTGGTGGTGATTTCACTGTAGTGGTAGAATTTGAATTAGAATTTATGTTACTATCTGTAGTATTTTCAGTAATAATTGCATTCTGAGCTGCAGCTGAATAACTAAAAAGCAATGTTGTGATTATAATCGTTGTTAAAAGTTTTATCATAATTTTATAAATCCATTGTTGTTTTATACTATTTATAAAAAAAAGGAGGAACCGAAGCTCCTCCTTAATTTAAACGACGTAATGTCAGTTCTTGCGCCAGAGGCGATTAGTTTAGAAGTTAAAGCTTAGTTTAATAGTTGGAGAAAGCTCTTCTGAGTTAAGGTTATAAGATGCTCCGCCAGTAATATCTGCGCCACCAAAACCGTAAACATATTCAGCGCCTACATTTTGTAATGCGTCATCGCTATCACCGTTCAAATATCCTACAGCACCGAATGCATTAGCAACAAGTTCGTAACCAGCTGTTTCAGCATCTACGTCATATGTTAATGCACCACCAAGTGATGCAACACCAAGATCCACGCCGTTAACGCCAGCGCCAACAACGATGTTTTCTGAGTCTAGGTTATAATCACCGGCTGCAGTGATACCCATCCCTGCAAAGCTACCGAGGGAAAGTGAGCCTTGGACATTGCTAACATCTGTA